AAGTGTCTCGCTTTCTGTACGCCCTGGAGGTGGTGATCGTGGCGCAGACCGTACCTCCGAAGGCTGATCCAGTGCGCCGCAACTCCCGCGTCGGGCCGTTGCGCCTACCGTCGGAGGGCCGTGTTGGCGAATTGCCGGGATGGCCGTTGCCTGGTCGGATGATCGCTGCTGAGCGTGAGGCGTGGTCGCAGTTATGGCGAACCCCGCAGGCTGTGGCGTGGGAGCGACTGGGTTGGACTCGCACGGTGGCGCGGTATTGCCGGGTGATGGTCGAGTCGGAACAACGCGATGCTCCGGCGAAGGCTCTGATGGAGGCCCGGCAACTTGAGGATCGGCTGGGTTTGACGCCTAAGGCGATGCGGATGCTGTTGTGGGAGATCGTCGCCGATGAGGTCGCCGAGCAGCGCGAAGCGTCGGATGTGCGGTCGCGGATTAAGGCGGTCTGATGTATCCGGTGGTCTTGATCTCAGGGCCGCCGTGTGCCGGTAAGACGACGTTTGCTCGCGAGAATGCGCGGCCTGGCGATCTATTGCTGGACTTTGATGACATCGCTCGCGGACTGGGTTCGGCGTGGAAGTGGCACCATTCGCCGCGGGTGATGCGTGAGGCCGAGCGTCGTATTCGGGAAGAGATGCGGGCGATTGGCCGTCGCGGCCCGGTGCGGCCGACGTGGCTGATTCGGACGATTCCGGATGGTTATACACGTCGGATCGTGGCTGCCAACGTGTCCGCGACGCGCCGGGTGTTGTTACTGCCCTCGATAGATGAACTGATACGCCGGGCCGAGTCGCGGCCGTTTCCGGACGAGACGAAGGCGTCTATTCGCCGTTGGCTTGCTGAGTACACCACGGATGACGGCGATGAGGTGATCACCGTTGCCGTGGCGCGGCCCTGAACACGAGGGCGAGTATCCGACGCTTGGCTACGACGCCGGTGAGTGGATCGAGTCGCACTGCGTGATCCCGGACGGCTACCGGCAGGGCAAGCCGTTCATGCTCACCGACGAGATGTGGCGTTTTCTGCTGCAGTTCTACCGGCTGGATCCTGATGCTGAGCCGTGGCCGGGCCCGATCGGGCTGTCGCACACGGGAGCTCAGCTGCGGCGGTCGCAGAAGTGGGGCAAGGACCCGTTCGGTGCGGCGATCTGCTGGGCCGAGGCGCTGGGCCCGACCCGGTTCGACGGCTGGAACGCTGGCGGTGAGCCGGTGGGCGCCCCGTATCCGACGCCGCTGGTCGTGTGTTTGGGCACGTCGGAGGACCAGACCGACAACACGTGGCGGCCGTTGCTGGCGATGGCCCGGCTGGGGCCGATTCTGGACTTACCTGAGGTGCGCGAGGTCGGGCAGACGAAGGTCGATCTGGCCAGTGGCGGGAAGTTGGAGCCGGCGACGACGTCGGCGAAGGCCCGGCTGGGTGCGCCGATGACGTTCGTGACGATCACCGAGTCGCATCTGTTCACTCTGCAGGGCGGCTACCGCCGGGTGTGCGGCGCTGTGAAGCGAAACGTGGCCGGCATGGACGGGCGCTGGTTGGAGTTGACGAACGCCTACGACCCGACGGAGGGCTCGGAGGCGCAGGTCACTGCGGAGTCGTCGGACAAGGACGTGTTCGTCGACACGGTCGACACGCAGCGGGTCGAGGACCTGTCCGATGACGAGGCGCTATACCGGGAGTTGTTGCGCCAGTACGGCGATTCGGCGCGCGAGCGTGGCGGCTGGGTGAACATCAAGGGCCGGATCATGGGCGAGTGCCGCTCGTCTCGGCATCTGGAGGCGGACCGTCGCCGATTCTTCCTGAACGAGATCGTCGTCGGCCAGTCGGTGTTCGTGGACCCGCTGCGCTGGGATCTGCAGGCCAAGGACGACGAGGCACTGAGCAAGGGCGTGCCGGTCGCGCTCGGTTTCGACGGGTCGAAGTACCGGGACGCCACCGCCCTGATCGCTTCGCGGATCTCCGACGGTCGGCTGTTCGTGGTGCGCGTTTGGGAGCGTACCGCGGCTGACGGTCCGGACTGGAAGGTTCCGACCGCCGAGGTCGACCGGGTGCTGCGGGATGCGTTCGAGCTGTACAACGTGGCGTGCATGTTCGCCGACCCGTACCGGTGGCAGGACTACCTGGACAGCTGGGTCGCTGCGTTCGGTGACCAACGGGTGGTGGAGTTCCCGACGAACGTCGAGCAGCGGATGGACCGGGCGATCGAGCGGTTTACCACCTCGTTCGGTGCCGGGGAGATCACGTACGCCCCGCATGACGCGTTGACCCGACACGCGAAGAACGCGGTGCTGGTGAAGGGCTCGAGGAAGAAGCCTCGGCCCGGTGAGGACGAGACGCTGACCACCCACTACCTCAAGATGGCCAAGCGCGGTGACGGGCTGCTCATCGACGCCGCGGTAGCCGGCGTGCTGGCCCACGAGGCGCGAGCGCACGCAATCGAGCATGGCCTGGTCGAGCAGGAGCAGCCGTTCTTCGGGGCTTGGCGATAGGAGACGCAATGGTAGTTCTTGACCGAGTCCCGGTAGAGCGGATCACCGCAGAGGCACGTCAGATCGAGCTCGGTCGGACGGTGCTGACGCTGCTGGCCGGGTTGTTCTACGTGATCGGGTGGCTGACGGCCAAGTTGGTGAACGTCCTGTGGTTCGCGTTCGCCTGGTCGTGGACCGCCGTCAAGGTTGGGTGGAAAGAGGGTCGCGCCTCGTCTGCTCTGGTGAGTAAGGGTGGCTGAATGTGGCGGCAGGACTGCTTGAGCGGATCGCCGCTGAACGTGACGATGTAGGCCGGTCTGAGGGCCGGTTCAGCATCGACCAGTACATCACCGACTACCTGATCCCGGGGCAGTTCAGCTACAACGGGCATTCGTACCCGCTGCATGGGCTGAATCAGACCTTGGCGGGTACTCGGGTGCAGCGGATCGCTGCGACGCTGCCCGGCTATGCGGCGGCGTTGCGGGCCTGCCCGCCGGCGTTCGCGGCGCAGATGGTGCGTGCGCTGGTGCTGTCGCAGGCGCGGTTCATCTGGCGTAACCGTCCGTCGTCGCCGACGCCGCGGCGCACGTTCGGGACCCGCGAGTTGGGCATCCTGGAGCGCCCGTGGCCGCACGCCACGACCGGTGACTTGCTTGCGACGATGGAGTGGCACTCGGGTCTGGCCGGCAACGCCTACGTGGCGCGGCAACCGGACCGGTTGCGGGTGTTGCGCCCGGACTGGTGCGGCCTGTTGTGGGGTTCGGAGCAGGAGCCGGAGGACGCGGCCACCGCGCTGGACGGCACACTGCTCGGGCTGGTGTACCAGAACGGCGGGCTGGATGCGTCGCGGAACAAGCCGCAGACGTTGCTGCCGGACGAGTTCGCGCATTGGTCGCAGATCCCGGACCCGGAGCGTCCCGGGATGGGCCAGTCGTGGGTGACCGCGGCGCTGCGGGACATTCAGGGCGACCGGTTGGCGACCGACCACAAGGTCAAGTTCTTCGAGAACGGCGCCACTGTCAACCTGGTCGTCAAGGGCATTCCGGCGGTGACGAAGGAGCAGTTCGACGGCATCGTCGACATGATCGACCAGCGGCATCAAGGCGTTGCCAATGCCTATCGCACGCTGTATTTGACCGCTGGCGCGGATGCCACCCCTGTGGGTGCCGATCTCAAGCAGTTGGAGTTCAAGGCGACGCAAGGTGCCGGGGAGACGCGGATCGCGTTCCTGGGCCGAGTGCCGGCGCCGCTGCTGGGCATCTCCGAGGGCCTGGCCGGGTCGTCGCTGAACCAGGGCAATTTCGGTATGGCGCGGCGCATCTTCGCGGACTCGTGGATCTATCCGTCGCTGCAGGACATCTCGGCGTCGCTGGAGTCCATTCTGACTCTGCCGAAGAGCCGCAGTGGCGAGCCGGACACTGAACTTTGGTTCGACACCGTGGACATGCCGCTGCTGCGCGAGGACGCCAAGGACGCAGCCGAGATCCAGCAGATCCAGGCGACGACGATCACCATGCTGGTGCGTGAGGGATTCACCGCGCCATCGGCGACCGCGGCGGTAATCGGGCAGGACATGAACCTACTGGTGCACACCGGGCTGGTATCGGTGCAGTTGCAGCCGCCCGGGACGGTGACCCAGCCGGCGGTGCCGAACGGCGACCGGCCAAAACTTCCGACGGGCAAGGAGTCCTGACATGGACACGGTCATGGAACTTGACGTCATCGAGCGGGCGGAGATGACCGCTAAGCGGATCAACGATCTGCCCGACTCGGCGTTCGCCTACATCGAACCGGGCGGCAGTAAAGACGAGCAGGGCAAGACGACGCCGCGGTCGAAGCGGCACTTCCCGATCCATGACGCCGCGCACGTGCGCAACGCGCTGGCGCGGGCATCACAATCACCGTTCGGAGCGAAGGCAATGCCCAAGATCAAGGCAGCGGCGAAGAAGTTCGGCATCGATGTCGGCAGCTCGGCCCGCCCCGACGTGGCCGGCATGTGCGTGCGGGCATTCGATTTCGAGTCCCGCTCCAACGGCGACGGCCGAACCCTCGAAGGCTACGCAGCCGTGTTCAACCAGACCACCCGCATCCCCGCGTTCGGCGGAGATTTCGACGAGGTGATCCTGCCGGGTGCGTTCAAGCGCAGCCTGGAACAGCGCACGCCGGTGT